AGTTCAAAAAGGTATCATCACTGCTTTGCCAGCTGCTGACCAATTCACTGTAGCTTTCTATTCTGCTTCTTCTCCTGGATTTACCAACCCAAGCACAGACATCGTAGCTTTCGTTTACGGTTCTGAGTTCAAGAAGGGATCTAACGGTATGAGTGGTTCTTTAGAAGCTCAAGACAGCATCTACAGCAACAGTCCTATCATCATCAAAGATAAGTACGAAGTATCTGGTTCTGACATGGCTCAGATCGGATGGGTTGAAGTTACTTCTGAGAATGGTGCTACTGGATATTTGTGGTACATTAAGTCTGAGCACGAGACTCGTTTGCGTTTTGAAGACTACTTAGAAATGGCTATGATCGAAGCAGTTCCTGCTGACTCTGGTTCTGGTGTTGCTGCTTTGACTTCTGGTGACTTAGGTAACAAAGGTTCTGAAGGTTTGTTCTACGCTATCGAAAACAGAGGTAACGTATGGGCTGGTGGAAACCCAACCACTTTAGCTGACTTCGATGCTGTTATTCAGCGTTTGGACAAGCAAGGTGCTATCCAAGAGAACGTTATCTTCTTGAACCGTCAGTTCAGCTTCGACATCGATGACATGTTAGCTAGCCAAAACAGCTACGGTTCTGGTGGAACTAGCTACGGTTTGTTCGACAACGACGAGAAGATGGCTTTGAACTTAGGTTTCACCGGATTCCGTCGTGGTTACGACTTCTATAAGACTGATTGGAAATACTTGAACGACGTTACCACTCGTGGTGGTGTTACCGCTCAAGCTGTTAACGGTGTGTTAGTACCTGCTGGTTCTGTTACTGTTTACGATCAGGTGTTAGGTAAGAATGCAAAACGTCCTTTCTTGCACGTTCGTTACAGAGCGTCTGAGACTGAAGATCGTCGCTACAAGACTTGGATCACTGGTTCTGCTGGTGGTGCTGCAACTAGCGATCTTGACGCAATGCAGGTTAACTTCTTGTCTGAGCGTGCTTTGTGTGTAATGGGAGCTAACAACTTCTTCTTATTCAAAGCCTAATCAATCAATAAGTTAGGATAAAAAGATGGGGTCTTATGGCCCCATTTTTTTTGTTTATATTTGTAGCGTTAATCTAATTTAATATGAGAAAAAATTCAAGCACAGAGCTTAAGGATCGTGTTTACATCCTTAAGGGTAGTTCGTCTCCATTGACTTACGTTTTACCATCTAGACACACACGCAGATTTCCATTATTGCATTTTGACGGAACGTCTAATCGTGCGTTGCGTTATGCATCAAACCAGAAGTCCGTATTTGAAGATGAGCAGGATCAGAATCCTATTCTTGAGCCAGTTATGTTCACTGATGGTGTTTTAAATGTACCAAAGACTAATCCAGTGTTGGTTAAATTTTTAGAGTTGCATCCATTAAATGGTGTTACATTTGAAGAGTTTAATCCAGAGAAAGAAGCTGCTGATGAGATTGAGGAGTTAGACATTGAGTTGGATGCTCAGTTGGCTGCTAGAAATCTTAGTATTGAGCAGTTAGAGCATGTGTGCCGCGTTATTATGGGCCACGCTGTAGACAAGATGACTACTCCGGAATTGAAGCGTGATGTATTGATCTATGCAAGAAACAATCCAAAAGAATTCTTGTCCTTAATTAATGATCCAGCCTTGGCTATAATGTCGTTAGCGTCTAAAGCTTTAAGCGAAGGAATTATCACTACAAAGAATAATGGAAGAGATCTTTACTACAACTTGCCTAACAACAAGAAGAAAATCGCTTCTGTTCCTGTAAATGAGACTGCTGAGACTTATTTGGCCTATTTCATGGACATTGAAGAGGGGAAAGAAGTTCTTGAGTTGGTTAAATTAAAATTGTCGTAAATGACTTATATTTGCTGTATGGAAAAATTTTTAAGCATTCCCGTTACTAACGAACAATCTCAATTGGTTTCTGCTAATGGCATTATCTTAATTGAACAGGCGTCTACAACTACTGTTACCTTAACCTATGGTGGTGGTAAAGTTGTTACAATTACTCACGCAACTGCTGGTGCAGGCGATGAAACCGAGCGTGATGCAATTCAAAATGCTGTTATTGCTGCTTTGCAAACTTCATGGACTCATGTTTTGTATTCTGTGACTACTTTGCCTTACGCAGTAAGCGGTATAGCTGTAGCCTAATTGATTTTACGTTTTTGAAAAGAGCCCATCTCGGTTGAGGTGGGCTTTTTTTGTTATCTTTGTACGTATATGATAAACGACGTTAGGAATACGGTTATGTTTATCCTAAATAAGGATAATAACGGGTACATAACGCCCGCCGAATTCAACTTGTTTGCTAAGCAGGCCCAGTTGGAAATATTTGAGCAGTTGTTCTACGACTATACAAATTGGGTTGCTAAAAAGAACGCAAACTTAGCTAGGGACGGATATTCTAATATTCAAAAGCAAGTTAGAGAGACTATTGATATTTTTAACGTTCAAACTTCATTGTCATACGACAATGTCAACTTAGCTTTTAACGTCCCGACAAATGCATACTACATGAATTATGTGTACTACAATTCAAAGGAAATTGAGTTTGTTCAGCCACATAAAATTGACATGTTAAACTCTTCTAAGCTGACTGCTCCAAGCTTGACATACCCAGCATACTATCAGTTGGATGACAAGTTGAAAGTATTTCCTTCCACTATAACGTCTGGAGTGTCTGCAAGATATATTAAATACCCAAGTGATCCTAACTGGACGTATGTTACCGTGTCTGGGTCTCCAGTATTTAATCCTTCGGCTGTTGACTATAATAATTTTGAATTGCCATTAAACAATTTTAATGACTTGGTTTACAAGATTATTACCTATTGTGGAGTCAATATTAGAGAGATGGATGTCGCAAATTATGCTATTAATTCCGACAATTTAGAACAAAATAAACAAAGCTAATGCCATATATTTCAGACGAAGAATACTTCTCAACACCATCTGAACACGGTGGTTATCAATACGTTAGCCTTGCTGACGTGGTTAACAATTTTATGTTAATGTATGTTGGAGATGACAAATTAATTGCGAATGGGGATCGGTACAATATTTTGTTTCATGCAAAGCGTGGTATTCAAGAATTAAACTATGATGCAGGAAAAAATATCAAGGTATTAGAGCTCGATGTAGACGATTCCATAAGCTTCATACTGCCTCCAGATTATGTTAACTACGCACGCATCTCTATGGAGGTTAATGGCGTTTTATATACGTTAACTGAAGACCGTGTTACAAATTTTGCTCGTGCATACTTAAAAGACGCTAACGACGAGATACTTTATGATAGCAATGGTAATGCGTTATTAGGATCTTCTGAGCTTGACAAAAAAAGAATATTAGGGCATCCAAGAACTGTGTTTAATGGTAATGGATGGGCTGCTGGAAGATGGGGGTACTACGTAGATGGTTTCTGGTATTTCACTCATAACATGGGTGGGTACTATGGGATGAACACGGAGAACGCCAACATAAATCCTACATTCAGGGTAGACAAAGAAATGGGAATGATCCATTTCAGCTCTGACATGAGCGGAAGAAAAGTAGTTCTTGAGTATATCTCTGATGGCCTTGAGAATGGTGACGACACCAAGGTTATGATTAATAAACTGGCCGAAGATTATTTGTATGCTTATATAATGTGGTGTCTTGTTAAAAACAGACTTGGAGTTCAAGAGTATATTGTACGTAGATACAGAGAAGAAAAGTCTGCTCTATTGAGAAACGCAAAAATAAGAATGTCTAACTTACATTCTGGAAGATTATTAATGGCATTAAGGGGTAAAGATAACTGGATTAAATAATGAAACTTACTAGAACCTTTACGTCGGGCGTAATGAACAAAGACCTTGACGAGAGACTTATTCCTGACGGACAATACCGTCATGCAGAAAACATCAATATAGGCTTCTCTGAGGCCTCTGATGTTGGGGCCATTGAGAACGTTTTGGGTAACTCTCAAAGAGGAAACGTAATTGCGGCTATACGCAC